GGAAGATCTGAGATACCGAAAGTATCCTCTCAAATGGTTAAAGGAATATCTGATTATCGCCGTGGGGTTCTTTCGCAAGAAGTAGAACAAGGACTTTTTCGTGATGGGTCGAGTCCTCCAAATAATAATGCGTTAACACCGAACTCTCACGCAACTGCAAGTGTCGGTATGAAGAAAACTGCCCAAATATTATCTGGCGGTGGATTTGGTGGTGCCGGCGGAACAGTCAAGCAGATACCTGAGGTGTATAGCCCATTATGGCTTACAAGTAATCTTAATTTACCAAGGGATAGAGCAACAATAAATGCTTGGTGTCGTTCATTCTATGCATTAAATCCTTTTGTTGCCAATGCGATTAGTTTGCATAGCACATATCCGATTAGCAAATTAAGTATTAAATGTCCAAATAAGGAGATAGAAAACTTTTTTAATGATATGATTGAGGAGACAGACCTTCTTAACATATGCGTTCAGATAGCACAAGAATATTGGCTTCTCGGTGAGAGTTTTCCTTATGGAGAATATGACGAGATACACGGAAAGTGGAGCAGATTTGTTATCTACAATCCAGATTATATGATTGTCAAAAGATCAATATCTGCAAGCGAACCTGAGATGTTTTTAAGACCTGATGAAAACTTGAAAAAAATTGTCACATCGACGCGTCCATCAGATATTATGCAGAAAAAACAGCTAAATCAACATATTATTGATAGCGTCCGTCGCGGCGAAAATATACCATTGGATAATTTTAATGTTTGGCATTTGGCGAGAAGAATAAGCCCTTATGAGATAAGAGGAACAGGTCTACCAGTATCAATATTTAGAATACTCATGTTATTTGATCAAATGTACGAAGCTAAGTTTGCACAAGCACAAAATCTTATCAATCCCATCACGGTCGTCAAGATTGGAACAGATGGACCAGAAGGATTGCATCCGACACACGCCGATCTTGAAGCTTGGAGAGAGTTATTCGAGACGGCTCAATTTGATCGCGATTTTAAGATATTTACACATGCTGGCGTAGCAATAGAGCGTATTGGAGCTAGTTCTGCTATCATAGATATTAATCCAGATATACAACAGATCATAAAAATGATCTACATAGGACTTATGGTTCCACAGGTAATAATGGAGAGTGGAGATATAACATATGCTAATGGTGGTATAGCTCTCGATGTTCTTCGACAGAGATATATAGGGTTTAGAAATATGCTCGCTATGTGGTTAAGAAGGAAAATATTTGCACCTATTTGTGAGGTTCAAGGATTTTTCAATTATGAGAATGGAAAAAAGAGATTAATAGTTCCAGAAGTCGAATGGAACCATATGTCATTATTTGATACTATGGACTATATTGGTGTTATGAAGGAATTAGCATCGGGAGAAGATGCTGCGAAAAGAGCTTCATTACATTCTCTTTACAAATGCATAGGTCTTGACTACGAAGATGAAGTAAGAAAAATGAAAAAAGAAGCGATACAAAATGCTATCGCTCTCAAAGAAAAGGCGGCATTACAAGCTCTTGATCTTAATTCATTGCGCGCATTATCTGATACAGATGAAATACCTGCTCCTTCTGCTGACGCACAAAATGCGCCTACTGAACCTGGTCAAGAGCCTCCGGTGCCTGGACAATCTACCGGAATGCCTTCGTTAGATTTAAGCTCTCCGCCTCCGATGCCATCTGGTGGAATGTCAGCGCCTGAAACTCCACCAACAGCGCCACCGGCTGCTCCTCCGGCAACTCCGCCGGCAACTCCATAAAAAATAATTGATTGTTAGCAATATTCTTGCATTAGATATAGTTATTAATAGCGAGGATGTTTGCCTTATGGATAAACTCATTGAAAAAATTGCTCAAAGAAGAGGATTGCTAAACAAAATAAGAGAGAAGACAAATATTTCTGGAATAGCGGCAGAGAAGTATTTTAATCCAGAGTTGCAGCAGGTAATGGATCATTTGCGTGATGTTGACGATGGTGTTCGAGCAATAGCAATAGGGCAAGCAGTTGGAGAGGCAAATGCTCCTGAAGATCCGATAAGTTTAAAGCAGATATTGAAATCTGTTAAATCTAATTTAGCTCGTCGTGAATATATGAAAGCCGCAGCTGATCTTGGGCGCTTTCATAAGAAGGTTTTCGATATAGCTCATTTACTATCATTGTTCACCGCTAATATAGATAAAGCTCATAAAAAGTTTCTTTTTCAAGATTTAGATGAAGAGACAGCAAATAAGTTAAAGTATTTGGCTAATAAATGGAAACCAAAAGCTGCTGATTATTTTACAGTTTCTCTTATCAAGAATGCTGGTATTATGGATTTTCTTCATAATATTGGAACGGAGCGTGGTCGTGCATTAGCATATTGGGAAAAGACTTATCCAGGAAAAGTAAAAAAGTTAAAAGAGCAAACTATATCACTTCTTTCGCAATCTGAAAAGCTTAATGGAACGATTAATCAATTATTTGCTGATCTCGCAAAGGCTCGTGCAGTAAGAAATCCTGATAACTACATTAATGTATCAAATAAGATGATTAATGAAATTAAGAAATATGATGAGAGTGATCGTGGTTTTAGAAAGTATTATGAAGAAAATATAAAGGGTGATTTAGAGCAGTTTTTTAAGGAACAAGAAGAAGCTGCTGCTAAAAAAGATCAAGAGGCTGCGCCAGTATCAAATGTCAAAATACCTTCTGCCCTTCCAATTCCAAGCTTAAAGATTAATAATCCAGTTCGTCCGATTGCCGCGCCATTAGATGTTGATTTTGGGCAAGAAAAACAAAATGTTTCTCCACAAAATATAGCTCCGAAGCAGGAAGAAAAAACTCATTCATTAGATGAACTTATTCATAAAAAGGATCCAGTTTCTGGCGATATAACATTAATAGATCCAGATACATCTGAAATCATTGGACATATAGAGGGCAATAATCCACCAGCCGTATTGCCAAATAAACCAGCTGTTGTGGAAACTAAACCAGTAGTTCCAGAAGCAAAACCAGTCCCGGCAGCAAAACCAGTCCCGGCAGCAAAACCAGTTTCAGTCGAACAAAAGCCAGCAAAAAAGAGAGAAAATCTTTTGGATTTTAAGCTTCCACTTAAACCACCAGGTAAAAAAGCTGAATATACAGCATTTTTAAAATCATTAGAAGCTCTTGCTGATGAGAGTCCTCTAATGTTGTCAAAATATATTTCTAAATATGCAAAGCTAATTTTTGAGAATGATCCAGAAACTGCTCTTTCTCTAATGAAAATAGCGGCTCGTGCGGAGAATAATGATGGAAATAGAGTCTCCCGTATAAGAACTAATGTGTCCGAAGCAGATATGAGTTCTGCAATATCATCTGCTTGGAGTAAATTATTCAATGGAGAAAAACCATCGAAAGAGCAAATAGCTCTTATTCTTGCTCAAAATGCATTAGAGACAAATCATAGAAAGAGTATGTTTAACTATAATATTGGTAATATAACTACAAATGGTTTAGGCACTTATGATTATTATGATGATCTGACTACATCAGAACAAATTAAGCCTGGTCTCTGGAAAAAAATGAACCTTAAATATCGAGCATACCCATCATTAGAAGCTGGTGCTGAGGATTATTTGAGATTCATATCATCTGGACGATATTCCTCTGCTTGGGAGCATATTTTGCATCCAGATCCTGTCGCTTACTCAAAAGCATTAAAGGCAGCGGGGTATTATACAGCCGATGAGAAAAAATACACTTCTGCCATAAATAAGTTATATGATAGCTACTCTAAATCGCAAGGTGCACAAACTTCACAAGAACAAGGTGCTTTTTCTAACTTAGAGGCATTATTGGATAGATACATTCAGATGACCTCATCCGCGTCGAGGAGAAATTAATGCCGACAGAAAAACAAATAATAGATCTTGCTAATACTTTTTCTTCCTCTGATAAAGAGAAAACATTAGCAGAGTTTCTTGCAGAGGCTCTTCGTGGTAAATATGTTGAGATATATTTAGGAGATGCTTACGAAGAGATTAGCACTGAACAGGTATCGACGGCAGCTCTCGCAGTTATATGTGGGCGTGTAATCACAGCATATAAGGAGTGTTTGGTTTTAAGTGCTGCGACAGTTGATAGAAAATTGAAAAAATTAAAGTTAGGCAATATGTTATTCATAAATGAGAAAGCTATACGCTTTTTGACAGAAGTTAATGATGATGGCATATTAAAAGATATGTATCTCAAATCAGAGGATACGCTTGACATTAAATCATTCGCGGGGCTCTAAAATGCTTAATGACATATTAATAAAGATAGCAGAATATGAGAGATTAGTTAAGATAGCATACATAAGAAAACTACCTAATGGAAAATATCGAGTTCTCTCTGAAAAAGGGAAAAACCTTGGAACATATGATTCACGATCTGCTGCGGCAAAACGCCTACGTCAAATTGAGTTCTTCAAACACAGAGATAAGCATAAAGCTGATGATAAAAAAATAGATTTAACAAAAGCTGATGATTATTCATATTCTGCAATATTGCGATGCTTAAAGCAAAATGCTGATAAAGATAAAGTTATCTCATTTATGAGTATATTTAAGAAATATTTTGATGAAGCGATTAAAAATAAGCTACAAAAACCTGAAAGAGTTGCTTTACAAAAGGCGTTAATAAAGTTCAATAAAATATGTCCTATAAAAGTTGATATTAAGTTAGTCAAAAAGGCAGCAATATCAGAATTAGGAGATCCTGAGCTTGTTGGTAAGTATTTATCTGGTGTCGTCCAATTTACATTGGGAAGAATATCACCAGAAAAAAGACAAAGAGTTCTTGATAAGGTTAAATCAAAGATCTATTATCTTAATGATTTAGAAATGGCGAGCAAAAAAATGCCGGCTGCCGCTTCTATTGGTCAAGCTATCGGATTTATCAAA